ATGCGCATTACCAACACGAAGGTATCGGAGCTTGGCCTGCCGGAAGAGGGCTACAGGCTGCACTGGGATGATGATCTAGGGGGCTTCGGTGTCCGCGTCACGGCAGCGGGCGCTCGAAGCTACATCGCAGAGGCTCGGGTTAACGGTAAGACGTGCCGCGTCACGATTGGGAAGCACGGCACCTTTACAGCAGATGAGGCTCGTAAGATTGCCAAGGGCGAGCTGGGGGACATGGCAAAAGGCATCAACCCGAACGCCGAGCGCAAGCGCCGAAAGGTCGAATCCCAGACGCTCGCAGATGTTGCTGCGGACTACATGAGCAATCGCCAGACCCGAGCGGGCAAGCCGCTCAAGGATCGGACCAAAGCCGACATTCGACGCCACCTAAAGGCCAGTTTCGACGATTGGAGCGGCCAGCCGGTCGCCAAGATCACGAGGGAAATGGTGGCAAGCCGGTACTCGGCACTATGCCGTCGGTCGCTCGCTCAGGGGAATCAGGCCATGCGCATCCTCAGGGCGCTGATTGAATGGGCAGCGGCCAGCCGAGACGCAGAGGGCAAGCCGATCATTGTGGACAATCCTGTCACTGTCCTGAACGAGCGCTCGCTGTGGCGTGAAGTGCCTGCACGGCAAAACAAGATCGACAAGGGTGATGTCGGCCGATGGTGGAGTGCGGTGCAGTCCATGCGGGCCGATCCGTCGCTAACCCGTTCTAGCCGGTCCGCCATTGATCTTGTGGCGCTTATCGCTCTGACGGGCTTACGGCTGAGTGAGGCACGATCCCTGAGATGGGATCAAATCTGCCTGAATGACCCTAGTGTCACACTGACCGACACCAAGAACCGGACGGATACCATCTTGCCGCTGTCGGACTTGGCGGCAGAGATGCTCCAAGAACGGCAGGGCGACGGCAAGGGATTTGTATTCCCTGCACGGTCGGGTAAGGGCTATCTCAAGAATGCACGCGGCCAGCTAGAGCTGATTGCCAAGCAAACTGGTGTCCGCGTCACTCATCACGACCTGCGCCGAACGTTCATCCAGACCGGCCTGAACTACCTGCCCAAGAAAGAGCGCATCGAGATTTTCCGCATCAAGCTGCTGAGTAATCACGCGCTGCCGAAGAACGACGTAACCTTCGCCAGCTACGCGAACGATCCCGACATGCGCTTCCTGAAACCTGAGGCGGACCGCATCTCAGATTTCTATGAGGCTCAGCGTTGCACCTTCGAGGCTGACAACGTGGTCAGCATGGAGGGCAAGCGCGCATGAATGAATCTCCTAAAAGATTGGATCAGTATCTGGACTCACTCAATTGTGAGCATGGGCCAATACTACGCGATGCTGATGCAAAACATAATGCATATGACTCAGATGCGGCGGCGGTTATATTCGGGCACTTGGCGAATTCGCCGATGACCATATTGCCTCGTGCATTTGTAGGCTCAGCGAAGGAAGGCGATAGGGATGCCATCGGTCGTGTGGCTGGTGATTTCTCCGAGTGGCTTGAGTTTCATCTTGCCGACCAGTCCGACGTGTCGACTCAATACAGGTATGTGATGGGCTTTATCTTGGATGCGCTTTGGAAGATCAGCGAAGGGGAGGAGCCGAACAATGCATTTAACTGGACTGGTGCATCCAGTGGACGGCCAGGACCAACCCTTGTTGAAAAGATACGACGGCAAATGATTGCAAGCTGTGTGCTCGCTGTCAGAGATCGGCGCGGCCTTAATGTCAATCAAGCGGTTGCTGTTGTCTCCGAGGAGAATGATATTCCCGAGGATCAGGTCTGGAGCTACTACAAGCAATATAAGGATGCTCTGCAAAATTCTGCGGAATGAATGACCGAATTCCCGCCGTGACGGGAAACTAGGCTTAGCATCAAACTTTGTCTTAACCCATACGGTTAGGACGAAGTATGCACAATCCCACCAAAGCGGGGACTCAGTTCCTCGACACCATCGACGCGGCCCATTATCTCGGGCTGCAAAAGTCTACGCTTGAAGCATGGCGCTGCCGAGGCGGCGGTCCTCAGTTCGTGAAGCTAGGTCGTGCCGTTCGATATCGGCAGGCTGATCTAGACGCATGGATCGAAAGCCGCGTCCGTCACAACACTGTGGAGGCGGCTTGAATGCTGAGGGATGGAATGGCCCCCGCCCCTGGTCCGGGCGGGGACACAAGTAGGCGCTCTGGCGAACGCGGGCACAAGTATATCTCCGACGCTCTCTTCGCTCAACTGCTAGAGCTGAGGGTCTCCGACTTTCGAACGCTGGTCAATAAGGGCGTGCTCCCGGTGCCGTGTCGGTCGACGGCATTCTCTGACTATTGGTTCCAGGATACCGCGTATCGAGTGTTGCACGAGGTCGACGCAGGCGTGATCTGGATCGGGATGCGCAGACGTGGCTAGGGGCAACGTCAACAACAAGGGACGGCGCATTAAAGGCGGTTTCCTGATGGTGCCTCATGAGGTACTCAGGAGCGATGCTTACAGAAGTCTATCTCCAAGTGCGGTAAAGCTACTGGTCGACATAGGAGGTCAGTACGTCGGCAACAACAACGGCGACTTGTGCGCCAGTCTCACGACGTTGCGACCGATGGGCTGGCATTCGTCTGCAACACTCACACGAGCGCTCCATGAGCTTCTGAATGCAGGGCTGATCGAACGCACTCGGACAGGTGGGCTAAACATGGGGCCGCACCTGTATGCGTTGACCTGGCAGCAGATTGATGAGTGTGTGGATAGGCATGGCAACCCGAAGCATGACGCGAAGCCGACGTCGAGACCGTCGGGTCTGTGGAAGGGTCAGAGGTCGGCAGCATGAAAAACACAATCACCATTCCATATATGAAGCGGGCAGGTTCAGTTATTGAAGCTGCTACCCCTGATATTGGGCAGATACTGCCCTTTGCTGATTCAGATTCTGAACCTGTAGGGGCGTTATTTGGCCTTTCACTGCTTCAGATTCTGAACACCCTTATATATCTAGCCATAGGCAGGGGGGATTACTGGCGATGTGCTCGACATTGTTGGAAGGGTAGAGGCAATGCAGGTTATTCGAAGTACGAGGTGGCGTATGCAGTACGAAATTGAACAGTTAGGGGGCTGGCGCGTTGGTGATCTGGCCGATATTCAGACGTTGGGGCGTGTCCGCGTAGAGGCGCTGAGACCGCCTTCAGAGTGTATTGTCCGCACAAGTAGCGGGGCAACCTGCCGTGTTGGATACAAGGCGCTGAGACGTGTTCAGCGTGGCGCAGAGAGAGTGTGCTAATGGTCCCAATGATCGGAACGTGTGGAAGCGTAGGGGCCGCGGGGGTGTCTGTTGGTTACTCACTCAAAGGGATGATGCTGTGAGCCGGAAAAAAGACTCTACACGGGCGATTGAGTTCATCGAAAGCCTGAAGGTTCCAGAGGGGCCACGGGCAGGTCAGAGGATCAAGCTGGCGCCATTTCAAAAACGATTCATCCGGGGCGCCCTTGCTGCGGGCATCCTCGTGGCCGTTCTCTGCGTTGCACGAGGGAATGGGAAAAGCGCGATCAGTGCGGGGACCGGGTTGGGTGCCTTGTTGGGTGTATGGGATCGACAGCCGCGCCGGGAGGTGCTGATTGCAGCGCGTACTCGTGACCAGGCCCGCATTGTGTTTGACTTCGTTGTCGGCTTCATTGAGTCACTGGACGAAGACCTGCGAGAGCAAATCACCATTCGACGCAATCCACGGCTCGAAGTGGAGTTCGACGGCGATGGCGGTGGTCATTTGCTCCGAGTCATTGCCGCCGATGCGAAAAATGCGCTCGGCTCCGCGCCGACGTTTGTCATCATGGATGAAAGGGGGCACTGGAAAACTGATGCTGGCGACGATCTGGAGGCGACGCTGTTGTCCGGTCTCGGGAAGCGGAACGGCAGGGCGCTCATTATCTCGACAAGTGCGTCCGGTGATTCGCATTCATTCTCGCAGTGGCTCGACAATCCGCCGCCGGGAACCTATGTGCAGGAACATCGGCCCGCGCCTGGTCTGCCTGCCGACGATCTTGATTCACTACTTGAGGCAAACCCAGGGGCGAAGGCGGGTATTGGCTCAAGTGTGAAGTGGCTCAAGGCACAAGCGACCCGCGCCATCGCTCGTGGCGGCTCTGCCCTGTCGAGCTTCCGGCTGTACAACCGAAACGAGCGTGTCAGTGGTGAAAGTCGAAACGTCTTAATCACGGTCGATGAATGGCTGGACTGTGAGGTCTCCGAGCTTCCGCCGCGTGAAGGCGGGGCCGTGGTCGGTGTCGATCTTGGCGGCTCGGCTTCTGTGTCGGCAGCGGCTTTGTATTGGCCGAATACCGGACGTATGGAAACCTTCGGGGCATTCCCGACCAGTCCGTCATTGTCTGACCGTGGCGCCCGTGATGGCGTCTCAGACAGATATGTCGAGATGCAAGATCGTGGCGAGCTGGTCACATTGGGGGATCGTGTCGTGCCCGCCGCCGGATTCCTCACGGCCATCATGGATCGACTGGACGGTGCGCCCGTGACCTGTTTCACGGCTGACCGATACCGGCAAGCTGAGTTTGAAGAGGCTATGTCCGCCGCTAGTCTTCGCGTTCCGGTGGTCTGGCGAGGGCAGGGCTTCAAGGATGGCGCCGAAGACGTTGAACGATTCCGTCGCGCCGTCTTCGACGGGGAAGTGCAGTCGGCACCTTCGCTGCTGTTGCGGTCCGCATTCTCTGACGCGGTGACGCTCTCTGATCCTGCCGGAAATCAGAAACTTGCTAAGGGTCGGAGTACAGGGCGCATTGATGCCGCCGCCGCTGCCATCCTCGCAGTCTCAGAGGGTGCCAGACGCAAGGCTCGGCCACGACCTAACGCACGCGCTCCACAGTGGGCATAAGGGGGCCATCTAGGCGGGTCGGCAAGGATCGGCGCTGGCCTGCACTCAGATTACAGGCGCTGCGTCGTGATGGCTGGCGTTGTGTGCAGTGCGGAAACCGGGTCGGATTGGAGGTCGACCATATCAAGCCGGTGCGGGATGCGCCCGACCTGGCCTTTGAGCTGGGCAATCTTCAAGTCTTATGCACGAGCTGTCACGCGAAAAAGACCAGGCACGAGATGGGCTTTCCTGAGCTGGAAGGCGAGCGGCTGAAGTGGCGTAACTTTCTCAAGGGCATGTAAAAAGTACTTGACACGTTCGGGGCTTATACTGTATATTTGGACAGTAATAGAGAATGGCCTTTCTGTACTCAAAAGGAACGAATTTTTATGTTGCAAAGCGCGCAAATTAGCAAGCGCCAGTCGGAGATTCGGCAATCACTTGCCGACTTGGCTGGCAAGGAAAATCCGAGCGAAGACGAAGTCCGCTCGATGGATGAACTCGACAAGGAATATCGCTCGAACGAGACTCGCTTTCGTGCGGCCCTCACGGCTGAAGACGAAGAGCGCCGGGACGCGGGTAAGGAACTCGAAACCCGAGAGGGTAAGGAATGGGACGACCTGATTGGTCGTTTCGAGCTGCGACAAGCCGCGTTGAACCTGGACGAAGGCCGCGCCCTTGATGGTGCGACGGCAGAGATTGTGCAGGAACTTCGCTCGCAAGGTGGTTATCGAGGTATCCCGATTCCTTGGGCGGCGCTCGAACAGCGTGCAGGCGAGACGATTGCCAGCGGCACACCTGACCCGGTTCAGACGCGACAGATTATCGACCGGCTGTTTCCTCAGTCCGTCGCTTCGCGGATGGGCGGCAGCATGGTCAACATTCAGCAGGGCGAAAGCGAATACCCGGTAACGACCAGTTCAATCACGGCGGGATGGCAATCGTCTGAGACTGGCGACGTTGCCGGCCCGACCGTGTATGCCACGACCGACCGACCGCTGGCGCCCGATCACACTCTGGGCATTCAGGCGAAGATCACGCGCAAGGCAATGAAGCAATCGGGCAATGCGCTCGAACAGGCGGTGCGTCGTGACCTGAATGGGGCTATTGCTGCCGAACTCGACAAGGCCGTGTTTCTCGGCTCGGGTGCTTCCGGTGAGCCGGATGGGATCATTGCCGACGCTTCCGGTTACGGCATTACCGAAACCGACATTAGCGCCGCTGCTGATTGGGCTGCCTTCCGTGCGGCTGTTGTTCGCTTTATGAAGGCGAACGCCGCGAACTCTCCCGATGCCGTGCGTCTGCTGATCCGTCCCGAGGTCTGGTCCGATATGGACGATACGCTAATCTCGGGCACGGCGGTTTCGGAGTGGGACCGCATGGTCCGCAACATCTCAGCAGGCAATATCGCCATGTCTCCGAATGCCCTGAATGAGCCGGACAGTAATGGCTCGACTGCGTTGCTCACGACTGCGGCCGGCGGTGTGCCGCCGTTCTTCGTCGCAACCTGGGGCGCTGTCGATCTGATCCGCGATCCGTATTCCGATGCGGCTTCGGGTCAACTCCGACTGACGGCGCTTACCACGATGGACGTTACCGTCGCCCGACCGGCACAACTCGAAGTGCTCAATAACATTTCGTGATGCTTCACGGGGTAGCAGAGGGGGGCTTGTCGGTTCGCCAGGAACCGGACGGCTCCCATATTCTCACGGGGCGTTTTCCGTATAACACGACGGCTACCATTTCCGATGGTGGTCGTCGTGGCCGTCCGCGTAAAGAGCAATTTGCTTCGGGTGCATTTTCTTATCGGGTTGATCTGCCCGATGAGGATATACACCTGCTGGTCGGTCATGACTACGGCAAGCCGCTCGCGTCGAAGTTACAGGGGTCACTGTCGATTACCGACGGTGAAGACGCTTTGACGTTCGAGGCGCGTATCTCGCCAGAGGTAGCCGATACATCTTATGGCCGTGATGCGCTCGCGTTGATTGGTGCCGGTCTGGCCGTGGGGCTGAGTCCTGGTTTCAGGATTCCGCCAGAACGTGCTGTCGAGAAGGCGGAGTCGGTCGAAGAGGAAGACCCGTCGCAGGGGGATGCTCTCATTCGGACGATTTATGCAGCGTTGCTCTATGAGCTTTCAATCGTGACCCGACCGGCTTACTCGGAATCACAGGTCGAATCCCGTGACTGGGATATTCGACCCGTGCGTCGAATGCCAACTGCGTACCGATACAGATGATTATTCGACAGGACGAAGGAACGCCGACAAGTTACCCGACCATCTCCGGGCTGTCGACGGCGGCGGATGCACTTAATCATGATGCGCTATGGAAGCGTATCGAGGATTGGATTGCATACCGTTTCGGTGAACGTGAGGTTATCTGGACTGTTATCGGTCCGGGTAACTTCATTCCGCCGTTGACGCCGTACACGGTCGACACGTCCGAGAAGTGGAACGGCTCGGAGTTTGAGACGGTCACGCTCAAGGATGCGCCGCTCGGCTTCGAGCTGGATGATGCGACTTATCGCATTACGGCCACGGTCGGCACGACCGATGATCCGCCGGAAGCCGTAGTCGAGGCATTTACCCGCCTTGCCGAGTATCTTGCCGACGATGCGCAAATGTCTCGAACCGTGAACGGCCAGACGATACGGCTCGGCTCCGGTGTCGAGTACCAGGCCGAACGTCCGAACGCTTGGCAGGCGAGAGCGTTGCATCTCAGTGGTGCCGCTGATCTTCTCAGGGGATACCGCAGGCCATGAGCTTAGATGCGCTTATCGAGAGAGCCGACGAAATCTTCGCGGTATGGGGCAAGGAAATCACTTATCGGGTTACTCCCATGAGTGGCCCGAGCTATGACCCGACACCAGGCACGCCGGTCGACTACACGGTCAACAGCGCGCCGCCGGTAGAGTACGCGCAAGAATCTGTCGGAGATGTGGGCGGTACTCAGATTCAACTGCACGACCTTCGGGTGTCGATTGCAGCGAGCGGTCTGCCTGTCGTGCCTCATGTTGGTGATGGTGATGAGAATACCGCGCTGATCTTCGACGGCAAGGTGTATTCGATTATTTCAGTGATGCCGAAATTCTACGGCGAAGACGTGGGGCACTACGATTTGCAGGTGAGGCTATGAGCTTGTTTGGAAAATTGTTCAAGCGCGATAGAGAGGAAAAGCGCGAATCCTTTACCGACATGGCGATGAGCTGGCGTGCTGATTCCATCCGTGGGCGTCGTGGGATTGCTGAACTCACGGCCACGGCGCAAAGCTGCATTTCCCTATGGGAGTCCGGGCTGTCCCTGGCCGAATCGAATGAACCCTATCTGACGCCGGAGACGATGGCGCTCACGGCTAGGGGGTTGGGGCTTCGAGGTGAGGCGCTGTTTCTGATCCGAGGGGATCGTCTGGTTCCGGTCTCCGACTACGATGTCACGACAAGGGGCGGTGTACCGACCGCGTACCGGGTGACGGTAGCCGATACCGGCGGCGGGCGGACCGAAACCGTACTTGCTCCGGAAGTGTTGCACTTCAAGGTCGGGGCCGATGCGTATTCGCCCTGGCGAGGCACTGCGCCATTGAAGCGGGCAAGTCTCACGGCGGGGATGCTTCACGCTGTCGAGGATGCGCTTGCGGAGACCTTCGAGACCGCGCCGCTCGGCTCGCAGATTGCGCCGATGCCGGAAAATCCCGACGTTGATAACGAATTGCTTGCCCGGAGCTTTCGTGGACAACGTGGTCGGGTGCTGTTGAGGGAATCGGTCAACGTCACGGCAGCGGGTGGTCCGGCTCCGATGGCGGACTGGAAGCCGTCGGACCTGTCGCCTGATCTATCGCGCTCAATGACGGCTGAGACGCTCTCAGCGGCCCGCAATGCCATTTCGCAGGCTTTCGGGGTGCTTCCCGCGCTCCATGACCCGGCGGCGGCTGGTCCGGTCGTGAGAGAGGCTCAGAGGCACCTTGCTCAGTGGATGCTGCAACCGATTGCGGCGGGTATTGCTCAGGAGTGTGCTGGGAAGCTGGGCAGTGACGTGAGCATCGACGTGATGAAGCCGCTACAGGCATACGACGCCGGTGGTCGTGCCCGCGCCCTGACGGGTGTAGTCGAGGCAATGGCAGCTGCAAAGGCGGCGGGGCTGTCCGAGACCGAGACGCAGACGGCACTAGATTTTGCAGGGGTTGACCCATAG